TATCACCATCAAGGACACGGTTGATCTCCGTCACTCGGAAGTTGTAGCAGCTCTTTCTGCTCGGTGGTGTCATTGCTCCCATCTTCTAATTCTGCAAATGCTTCTCTTAGTATGTATACAACTACAAACAATGCACCTGCAACAGCAAGTATTACACAGATAATTACAGACCACACAGGGTCATTGGCATTCTCAAGAGGACGTAATAGTAAATTCATTATTCATCATTTATAGATTTAATCCAGAGAGACAGTTTCATCACTATAAGGATTAAAGAGAGTGGTATTAGCAGACCAAATACAATAAACAAACTCATTTGTGGAATGGTTCCCAATGTTGCCAATCGTATTTATGTACTGCCCACATACCAATAATGGGGACGAAGACTAGGCACCATGCCAAGACTCCAACTCCCCAAGGATTGTTTAATACTGTTCCGCAAAATCTAGCAAACTGTAACATCATTCTTGTAAAACCGATAGGATGAATAGAAATAATCCAAATAAACAATAGATTATTATGATGCTGATTTCAATAACCATGTTTTCCAAAGTTCTAAGAAATATCTATCGACCAGATATAAATCTCCCTGAGGTGGTTGCTCTTCAATCTGAGACCATTCATTACAAAGATCTCTCATCTCCAGTGTAATATGATCTGGTCGAAACATCCTCCCAAAGGAGGACATTGCAAACGCATATCTCATTCTAATGCGCTGTTCCATTTCCGTCGTACTTGTCGCTTTCATAATAGATATTCTCACCTTTTCTGTGCCCGAAATAAATGGTGGCACATATGAAGGGTAGTGATCCGAAAAGTAAGACATGGGCGAAGGTCATAGATTTTCTTCTTGTTCGGTTAAAATTACGCAATCGCTAGTAGGATATGCCACACAAGTGAGAACCCACCCGTCTTCAAGTTGATCATCATCGAGGAAAGATTGCTCTTCATTATCTACGGTGCCAGAGACGAGTTTGCCAGCGCACGCTGAACAAGCCCCTGCTTTACACGAAGAAGGTAAATCAACACCTGCTTCTTCTGCCGCTTCGAGAATGTATTGGTCTGCCTCGCATTGAATGACAGCTTCGGTGCCGTCAGGAGACTGGAGAGTAACATTGTATGTCATAATTAATTTACGTGAATAATACCTGTCATGCCTGCTCCTTGATGAGGACCACAAAAGAAATTGTAATCTCCAGCATCAGCAAACAAAATGTCTTGAGATTCTCCAGGAGCAAACATTAAAGATTCTCTGGAAAGATCTGCACGACCCTCAACAATAATGTTGTGAGGAGGCAACATGTCATTTATAAAATGTACAGTATCGCCTGCATCAATTGTAACATCGGATGGATCAAAAATCAAGTTCCCGTTTGAACCCATTTTAATGTCAACTGCCCATACTGGCGCAGCAAAAAACATCACAGTAAGAAGTGTAATAAAAAACTTCATAAACAAATAGTAACTGAATCTATTTACTCATGAAGTATAAAATTTAACTATGATTTAATAGTCTATGTCAGGGATTCATCATGTTATTGAGGCCATCTAAAGCATCTCTCTTTGCCTTTATTGCACCATCGACAAATCCAGATCTATACTCCCAAGTTTGTCCTCCGTCTTGCCCTTTCTTTGGGTTAATGCATTGCTCATTTCCGTACTTATTACATACCAGACCAGCAAGATCTAGTTCACTATTGTCATATGAAGCAGCAGTTCCACTGAATACGTGCTTTCCGTTAATCCAAATAGCACCACATTTTCCACATTCTACTCTAGACAGAGATAATTCTGATACTTCTTTACTTTCCATATGTTTTGTAGTGTTGTATAAAACTTGTCTTGGGGAATCCTAGTCGAACTTCTAAATCTCTTCTGATAAAATAACTACGGAATATAACCCAATGCCAACGCAGTTCTAAATCTAGGAATGCAAATAACCTCATTACATTTTCGGTGCCTGCATACGCTACAAACAAAATGAAAATAGTAACGGATAGGTAAAATGAAACCATAATAGTACCACCTTGTTGAGACAAGTATAGTACTATTTACCCAAGTTGTCAGTTACACAGTGTTAAGATATCAGCAATTCCACTTCCTAAGTGACTTCGACAGACGGTCATCACCAGTGTTGTTGGATGCTTTCTGTCTCTTTCTCATGCCTTTCATTCTAGCGCAGAAGGATGCCCTGCGGGGATTTCCAACCTTTGTGCTTGGTGCTTTGAGGTCAGATCCTGGATTTTCCTTTTCGTAAGACTTTCGTCCTTTTTCATTAAGTCCTCCTTCGGAGTTTTTTCCTGATTTTTTTGTCCAGGCTGCTCCTTCATTTGTTACTTGTTCTGGGACGCAATTTGGTACTAGTTTGCCACCTTTCTTTTTCATACCAACTTTTTTATATCCCTGCCAACACTTCTCTTGAAACTGTTGGAATGACATTCCTTCAGACTTATTACCATAGTTAGCAGCACCTTTCTTACGGCACTGGACTAATCTACCACTAGCATATGCAGAAGGCCAGACCTTCGCACTTGCTTTTACTTTCTTATAGCAAGCATCTTTCTCGCCTGCTTTCTCATTGACAAATTCTTCTTTCTTCATCTTATTTGCTTTCTGACGTTTGTTCCAATCCATGTAAGATTCACCTGGTCTTAGTTTCTTAGAGTCTGTTTTTGGTTTAGATGCTGCAGCACGATCTTCACGAGCACGCTGGTTTGCACCAGGACCACCCAACTTACGATCTTCCTTAGGATCGGGATGCCAGAAATCGCCTCTTTCGCTGATAGTTTCTTCTTTCTTCATCTTCTTTAGATGTTTTTTGATGCGCTCAGACTGACCCTTGTGCATCTTAGATGCGCCATCAAGTTCTTTAGACATCAATTTAAGGTCGAGATCTTCTGTCTTCACGTTTTTTGCCTTCCCTTTACGATCTGGATTTGGATCTTCAGCATTTTTGCGACGGAATGCTGCTTCTTCCTCGCCTTTATTTAGGTTTCTTTTCATCTTACTAGACCCGCATTTGGGTTTAGTAGTCTGACCAGGTTGCTTTGCACAAGGTTTTCCTGCAAACTTACCACCAAGTTGCACCCAACCAGGTGTTCCATCAGATGATTTACTCTTACCAAACCAGTCACGAAGAGAATTATCTCCAGACTTGTTTGCTTCTCCGAATAGATCGTTATATGTTGGTGGCATTTTAGACATCTCTCCCATAGCCATTTTGTTTGCAGTCTTATGCATCACCTCTTTGGAGCGACCCCCATAGAGTTTACTCCACCTATCTTTACGCTTCATCATACCCCTAATGTATTTCTTAGCAGTACCATTAACGGCAGGTGGAATATCTGATGCAAAACCTTTCGCCATATCAGGCACCTACGACCTGTACTTCTTCGACGACAATAGCACCAGAACCTGCTGTGATTTGTACACAACGCTTTACTACTGCTTGAGGTCCACTGTAAGCATAAGTGTAATCAGCAGATGCAGCAGAAGAATCAATATCAGTGCTAATAGAATTGGAAGTTGTTGCAGTAACTTTCTTACCTACTGTTCCTGCTGACAAGAAAGCAGCATCAATTGCAGGAGATGTACTAGCATCTTCTACAGCAATGAAGTCATCTACTGAGAATGGATGTGTGTTGCTAACTTCACCAAGATTAGTTCCAAGTTGATAATCTGCAGTGGCATCATCGACACCCTTTACAATTCTTGCTTGACCAGGTTTTGCTCCCGACTTAAGTAGAAGTGCTTCATTCTGTACCAGTGTGATAGCAGGTCCACCGTTGAATGATACAGTAGATGCTGCTGCTGTAGCAAGCACTCTATAGTATCCAGTTTGCACTACTTGATATTCAGTTGCAGATCCTGCAACAGCGTTCGTATTTAATACTTTTAATACAGGCATTGTCGTGTCGAGTTATTTCGTGTCAGTATTATTTATCTCCTTTTGCTTCTTTAACATCTTCTGTAAGTCCGCAGTACTGCCAATAAACATCGTGTTATTAACAGTAGACGGGCCTGACTTCTTCTCATCGGCATCTAACTCCTTCATCTTCTTTTGTAGGTCAATGAGTTTATCAGCAGTATCTGCTACGTTCTTAATGAGTTGGCCTGCAACTTCATAAGCACGAGGATGATCTGACGCTCGTGCCACATCAAGAATGCCATCTACTGCCTCCTGTCCTTTCATGACTAGATTGTGAAGTTGGGCGCGAGTAATCTCATAATCCTGCTTCACTTCAGGAGTATCAGTTTTCTTTATTTCAGTTTTCACTTTTTCCACATGTTTTTGGAGTTCAGTAGGTTCTGCCCCAAACGCATCATTCAAACCATCAAAAGGAGTTGTCATTAGATTGCCTCGTCAGCGCCACTTACAGGATTACGTTTCTTATTGTCGGTGAAGTCTTCATCAACAATACCAAATCCAAAATCGTCATCTGCATCTGCATCCAACGGATCTGGTTGAATAGTGTACCGAACTTCTCTGGGTGCAGAAGAAGTATTTGTATCGGTGTACATATCGGTGATGACCTTTTTGATGGTCTTCGCATCGGTAATAGGACCGTATAGATATGTCTTTGCAGTAAACTGTAGTGTATAAATGATTGCTCTACGACTAGAGAAGTCTCCCTCATACTCATCCTCATAGTCAACACTAGTCAAAGTAACAGGAACATCCTTAATTTCATTTACATCAGGAAG